TCGGCAATCCCCCGGCTGACGATAACCCGGATGAAATGTCGGAGTCGCAGTTTTCTGCTTCCGTAAAGTCCGCGATTGATGATGCAGTAGACTATATTGATGGTTTCATCGCTCCTGCCCGTGCTGTCGCAACGCAATACTATCGTGGCGACCTGTTCGGGAACGAGGAGGAAGGCCGCAGCCAGATCGTGATGACCGAAGTTCGGGACACGATCCAGGCAATTATTCCAAGCCTGCTACGGATCTTCACCAGCAGCGAGCAGGTGGTGGAGTATGCCCCGCGAGATGAACGCGGGATTGAAATTGCAGAGCAGGCCACCGATTACGTCAACTTCGTTTTCTACAACGACAACCCTGGCTTCAGCATCCTGCACGAAACATTTAAGGATGCGCTGAAGAGCAAGACCGGCATCATCAAGTGGCGGTGGTCTGAAGATACAGAGATTTCGCAGGCAGAATATACGGGGCTGGATCAGGCGTCGGTAAACCTCCTGTTGCAAGATCCCGACTGCGAACTGGTCAAGATGGAGTCGAAGACAGAGCAGGAAGCTGTCATGTCTCCCGATGGGCAGGAGATCTCGCCTGCCGTCACTACGTTTGATATCACGATCCGGCGCAAGATTCCTCGCAACAAGGCGATGATTGAATCTGTTCCGCCAGAAGAATTTCTGATTGCGCGCGAAGCCCGCAACTTGGACACCGCTGCTTATGTCGGCCATCGCTCGCTGAAGACCATGAGCGAACTGGTGGCGATGGGTTACGACCGCGAGGAAATCGAAAAGTTTGCGGGCCAGGGTGACGTGTTCAGCATCAACTACGAGGCCCAGACGCGGAATCCCGCGATCATGTCTTTCATGATGCACGCGGATAATCCCGACCCATCCATGCGCCGCGTGCTGTACGTGGAAAGCTATGTGCGAATCGATAAGGATGGAGACGGCATCGCAGAATTGCGCAAGGTGTGCTCTTTGGGCAACGCTCATCATATTTTATACGATGACATTGCCACTGACGTGCCGTTTGCTTTCTTCTGCCCGGACCCTGAGCCGCACATGATTATTGGGCAGTCGGTGGCGGACCAGACAATGGATCTTCAGCTAATCAAGTCCAGCATCGTGCGCAACACGATGGATTCGCTTGCCCAGGTCATCCACCCCCGCACCGTAGTGGTGGAGGGGCAGGTGAACATGGACGATGTGATGAACAACGAGACGGGAGCAATCATCCGCGCCCGCGCCCCCGGCATGGTGCAGCCGCTGGTGGAGCCGTTCGTGGGGCAGTCGGCCATGCCGCTCATTGCTTACATGGATGAGATCCGCGCACAGCGCACCGGCATCAGCGCAGCGAGCCAGGGGCTGAACCCCGATGTGCTCCAGTCCACCACCAAGGCGGCGGTAACTGCCACCGTGCAGGGTGCGCAGGAGCGCATCGAACTGATTGCCCGCCTCTTTGCTGAGAACGGCATGAAGCGGCTCTTCAAGGGTCTGCTGAAGCTGTTGATTCGCCACCAGGATCAGCCTCGCATGGTTCGCCTGCGGGGCAAGTGGACGCAGATCGATCCCAAGTACTGGGACGCTGACATGGACGTTCAAGTGAACGTCGCGCTGGGTCACGGCACCGATTCTGACAAGCTGCAATTCCTGACAATGGTTTCTTCCAAGCAGGAACAGATCATGCAGACCCTTGGCCCCAGCAATCCGCTGGTGGATGTCAGCCAGTACCGCAACACCCTGGCCCAGATCTGCACGCTCGCTGGTTTCAAGGATGCCAGCCGGTATTTCAAGCCGGTGGACATGCAGCAGGTTGAGCATATGCAACAGCAGCAGGCGCAGCAGCAGCCGCCTGACCCGAACCTGATGCTGGTACAGGTTGAGGCCCAGAAGGCACAGGCGCAGGCCCAGACCAATGCCATGAAGGCACAGTACGACAATGAAGCATCGCTGCGGCTCGATCAGCGTGAGCGCGAGAAGATGCAGCTAGACATGATGGTGAAGGTGGCTGAAATCGAAGCCAAGTACGGCACGCAGGTCAATGTCGCGCACATTGAAGCACTGGTGCGGGCAGAGACAGAGCGCCACAACGCTATAGTTGCAAGCATGGTCCCCCCTGCGCCTCCAGCAGGAGCACCGAATGCCTGAGCATGAACTGATTCGGGCAGCACAAGAGTTCGCGTCTTCTGATTCGGTGCAAGAGATCTTGCGCCGCCTGGAAGCCAAGTATGTCGAAGAATGGAAGGCTAGCGCAGCCGGAAAGCCAGAAAGCCGGGAGCATTGCTATCGGATGATACTGGCAATCACCGCTCTGCGAGATGAAATGACAATTCTGGCGCAGAGCACAAAAATAACCCAGTGGAATCGCAAAGTTGCGCGAAACACTATTTTAGGATAAGAGTCAATGACCGATACGGCCATCAAGGCTACCGGCATCGCGGAAGCAGCAGATTCGTTTGAGGCAATCTTGGCCGGGGAGTCCCCGGAACCCAAGCCGTCTAAAGCGCCGCCTGCGACCGATGAAGCCCCTGCGGACGATGACGCAGAGGCGTTTGTGGGTGAATCCGAAGGGGATGAGACGGCGGCTGCGGATGATGACGCGGATGCTGCCCCCGAAGGTGAAGCCACCGCTGATGAGGAAGATACCGGCGAAGAATCGCCAGAGGTTCAGCTAGTCACCGTCAAGATTGATGGCAAGACTGAGCAGATTCCCCTGGAAGAGGCGATCAAGGGATATCAGAGACAGGCGGATTATTCGCGTAAAACTGCTGCTCTTGCGGAAGAACGGAAGTCGTTTGATGCAGATCGGCAGGCGGTAGTTCAGGAACGCACGCAGTACGCTCACCTGCTCAATGCACTCCAGCAGCAGTTGCAGGCGCAACAGCCGCAGGAGCCGGATTGGCAGAAGCTCTACGATAGCGATCCTTTTGAGTACGTGCGCCAGAAGGACATGTACCGCGACCGACAGGAACGACTGGCAGCAGCCAGTTATGAGTCGCAGCGGTTGCAGGGCCTCGCGGCACAGGAGCAGCAGGCACAGCTTGCCGCACTGGTCAGCGAAAACCGGCAGAAGCTGGTTGAAGCAGTACCAGCGTGGAAAGATGCAAAGCGGTGGGAATCTGATCGACCCAAGATCCTTGATTACGGGCAGAAGCTGGGCTTCACCCCCGAGGAACTGGGCCAGACTTACGACCATCGTGCGGTTGTCGCCCTCTGGAAGGCAATGCAGTACGACTCTCTGGTAGCCAACCGGCCACAGCCGGTTACCGGGAAGGGTCCGAAGAGCGCCCCAGCAGGGTCTGCCAGTTCTGCTCCGAAAGCCACGTCAGAACTTACCAGAGCGAAACAGCGTCTCGCCAAAACCGGGAATGTCCGCGATGCGGCATCCCTTTTTGAATCGTTCTTGGATTGAAAGGTACCTGAGTCATGGCTATCGCAACGAACACCCTTACCCGCTACGACGGCTATCGTGCCGTCCGCGAAGACCTCGCCAACGTGATCTACAACATCAGCCCCGTTGATGTTCCGTTCATGAGCAACATTGGCCGCGAGAACGTGAAGAACACGTTCTACGAGTGGCAGACTGACGCCCTGGCGGCGGCTTCTACCACCAACGCCCAGCTTGAAGGCGACGATTCCTTCAGTGCCGATTCCCGCGCTGCCACGCAGCGTGTCGGCAACTACACGCAGATCAGCCGCAAGGTTGTCGAGACTTCCGGTACTCTGGAAGCCGTGGACAAGGCCGGTATGCGCTCCTACCTCGCGTACGAACTCGCCAAGGCGGCTTCGGAACTGAAGCGCGACATGGAGTCCACTCTCACCTCCAATGCCATCGCGGTTGCCGGTGGCAACACCACTGCCCGCAAGACCGCTGGTCTGGGTGGCTGGATCATCACCAACAGCTACTCCGGTTCTTCGGGGACGGCCCCTGTCATGTCCCCCGGTTCGGGCCTTGACGGTTATCCGGCCACCATCGCGGGTGCCGGTACGGCCCGTGCGTTTACCGAGACGCTGCTGAAGACCGGCATCCAGGGTGTCTGGACGCAGGGCGGCGATCCGAAGGTGCTGATGGTTGGCCCCTTCAACAAGACCGTGGTTTCCGGTTTCACCGGCATTGCCACCCGCTTCCGCGATGTCAGCCCTGGTACCCAGGCTGAAATCATCGGTGCGGCGGACGTGTACGTGTCGGACTTCGGCACGGTTAACGTGGTGCCGAATCGCTTCCAGCCGGAGCAGAACGCCTACATCGTGGACCCGGAATATGCTGCGGTGGGCTACCTCCGCAACTTCCGCACCGAAGTCCTCGCCAAGACCGGTGACGCTGAGAAGCGTATGCTGATCGTCGAGTACGGTCTGAAGGTTCGCCAGCAGAAGTCCCACGCTGCGATCCGCGATCTGACCACCTCGTAAGGTTAAACCGGGGGAGTCGGACAACC